GCGCCACAGCAGGTTGGATAACTGGCAGCATAGGCGACCAACGGGCCACTGAAGTTAAACTTAACTGGGCTGAGGTGCCACATGTGGTGACTGCCTCCCAGGGTCTAGACTTGGTTGCAAATTACACTTTTGGCCATTCGCCATTTCACAAGAAGAAGGGCTCAAGAGTAGAGAGCCTTACAGAGGTTAACCTTGGAGTTAAAGACCATCTCAGAAGATATTCGACTTTTGGTCACCTAACAGATCAACTCGATGGAGTCGCCGATAACTCAACGACGAAGCACTCTTATGTTTTCACGTTCGATGAGGTTATTGTCACTGGTTCTGCTGCACTGAGTAATGATCTATCTAGTTACTCTCCAACAACTGTCTCTTTTAACCCGGGCTCTCACGCAAGTGACACAGCTGCAACAGCAATAATCACTTGTGTCGCCGAAGGCGCGCTTGTTGATACTAAAGATTTTGCACTGACTGCTAGCAATGGTGTAGTAATAACGTACAATATATCTACCGGGGGAGGCATTGCCGGCAACCACGCGATATACGACGCTACAGTCAACTCCACGCAGACGATCAATTTTCTGGGCGCTAGCTCAGCTGCTGATGTGCGGGATGAAATCATTCAAAGAATTAATGTTGGCACCGGCATAGGCTTCACAGCCGTTGCTTCGGGAGATAATGTCCTAGTAACCCAAAAAACTAAGGGCACATCCGGTAACACTCCAATCGCCCACCCGATCGACGGCGCAACTGGCCTGACTTTTCCTACTGCGTTCGCCGGCGGCGCCCAAGCTGTCGCCTACACTGCTAACTATTCCGCTTCATCTTTGATGAGCTTGGTTAATACGTTTGCAATGCCACTACATGGTGGCTTCGACGGCGTAGATATAACAGAAGCAGACCCATTCAACATGAGCGCAAGAGCAGTTGGACCAGATACGACAACCAGAAATAGTTATGCTAATGCATCTATTGATAGAGCGATTGAGCTAATAAAGGATCCTGAGATGCTCGAAATGAACCTTGCAGTAATGCCAGGTATCACCAATACTACATTGACAACAAAGTTGGTTCAGACTTGTGAAGCAAGAGCCGACGCACTTGCGATAATTGACCTTCCAGATGTGTATATTCCACCTTCGGAGGCAAAATGCACATCTTTCAAGGATCGCGTTGATAATACAAACCCTGAAAAATCAGCCAAGGCTTTGATTAAGAGACAACTAAATTCAAGTTATGGTGCTGCATACTATCCATGGGTAAAGGTTCGTGACACCATTAACGGCAGAGACCAGTGGGTTCCGCCATCAGTTGTTGCTTTGGGGGTTATGGGATACACCGAACAGCGCGATGAGGTTTGGTTCGCACCAGCCGGATTCAACCGCGGCGGTTTAAATGAAGGAAACGCTGGTATACCAGTGCTTCAAGTTTCGGAACAACTCTTATCTTCTCAGAGAGACAAGCTGTACGAGGCAAACATTAACCCAATAGCTTCGTTTGTTTCTGAAGGTCTGGTTGTCTTTGGTCAGAAGACTCTTCAGATGACACCATCTGCATTAGACAGAATTAATGTTCGTCGCCTGTTAATTTTCGTGAAAAAAGAAGTTTCAAGAATTGCAAACGGATTGCTCTTCGACCAGAATGTTCCAGCAACTTGGAACCGCTTTACTGGTCAAGTTGTCCCGTTCTTGGAAAGCGTTAAGACAAGACTTGGTTTAACAGACTTTAAGGTTGTTTTGGATAAGACCACAACAACACCTGATCTTGTTGATAGAAACATCATGTATGCAAAGATTTTCTTGAAGCCTGCAAGGGCCATCGAGTTCATTGCGGTTGATTTTGTAATAACGCGTTCTGGTGCATCTTTTGATGACTAATAGTTGAGAAAAACTAAAGAAGAGTAATATATAATAATAGGAGAACTAATATAATGGCATTTTGGAGCGAAAAAACAGTAGAGCCAAAAAGGAAGTTTAGATGGCTTCTTTATTGGTCAGGTGTACCACAATTCGTCGTAAAGAGCGTAAAGAAGCCAGCCTACGCAGTAGCTACCACTCCCCACCAATTTTTAAACTATGAGTTTAATTATCCTGGGCGTGTTACGTGGGAGGATATACAGATTACTATCGTGGATCCAGTGAACCCTGATTCTACAAAGAGTCTTTATAAAGTTCTAGAGAACTCTGGATATGTCATTCCTAGCAACTATAACGAAGCAATTGCAGCCACAATATCTAAGCAAGGCATGGTTGACGCACTCGGAACAGAGATAAAACTATCTCAACTCGATGCAGATGGCACTGCCCCAATTGAGACTTGGGTTATCAAGAATCCGCTAATAACATCAGTTGATTTTGACACTTTAGATTATAGCGCAGACGAGCTGCTTAACATCACCGTTGGAATCAAATACGATTATGCAACAATCGAAGATTTGCCTCAAGGCGCTTCGAATACAGTACCAGGCCTTTGGACTTTCAATAGCCAAGCCGGCACAGGATTTAACCCAGAAGGTTAATCTTTTTATCTAACAAAGAGGAAACATGTCTAGAAATAGAAAGCGAATTCAAATCCCACAACAAAGCTCACCCAAACCTCAGCCACCTGCGCCATCTCCGCCACCACAAGTCAAAAAGGATGCAAATCCTTTTGGTCTATCTTTTGTGGTGCCAACGGAGATCGTGCACCTTCCAAGCGGTGGAAACCTATACGCTGAGGGAACTCCCCTTGCAGGTTTGACTCAAGTAGAAGTTAAGTCAGTCACCGCAGCCGAAGAAGATATCATGATAAATGATAGTTTTATTAATCAGGGTATCGTATTTGACAAATTAATCAACGCGATTATGATTACGCCAAATGTAAAAGCGGATGATCTACTAGAATGTGACAAAATGGCAATCCTTATGTCTGCAAGAAAAACAGGCTATGGTGATGATGTTACGTTTAACACTTCTTGTGAGAATTGTGGAGCCGAACACGAAATGAGTGTTAAGTTGTCTAATATATTAAAGAAAAATGAAGAGAACCCTTACACGCTCTCAACATCAGAAGAATGGAAGTATCTTGAATCAAGCAACACCATCTCTTTTGTTTTGCCTTCCACAGGATTGGACGTACAGATTAGGCTTATGACCCCTTCTGATTATGATAGCCTGGAATCATCGAGACAACAAAAAAGCAAACTAAACCTACCGTTTAATGAGACGATTGAATTTATTAGGATGGTTCTTGTCGAAGCAGCAGGTGTAGCAGACAGGCTTAACTTAAATAAGTTGGCTGAAATCCTACCAGCTGCCGACGCAAGGAAGATCAGGATTGTACATAACAGTAACATTCCAACAATAGATACAAAACAAGAAGTGACCTGCCCAGAGTGCTCCCACACCTCAGAAAAGGAGGTGCCCTTTTCATTGGGCTGGTTTTGGTCTTAGTAAAGAATATCTAGAGAAAGGAACCTATGAAGAGATATTCACCCTCATACAACACGGCAACTGGTCTTTCACGGAAGCGTACAGCCTGCCAAATGGCCTTCGAAAGTGGTTTGTCGACCGGCTTATAAGGCATTTCGAAGAGAAATCCAAGCAGCAATAAATTCAAAAACTATCTATTTATAGTGTATAGGTGCGCATTACCTAAGCAAGGTGGTATTAGATACAATGGAACCAAAAGACTTTACAGCATTGTTAAAACAGGTTCGCTCGATGAACAAGAGTCAGAAAGAGCAATTTGTTAAAGCACTTGGTGTGACCGGCCAGGCCGCTGCATCATCAGACCGCAGTGGTAAATTTGCTTCTAAATTAGCTGCTGAGGGGAAAAACATAGCTGAAGTTTTCGCCAACGCTGCAGCAAACATAAGTGAACTCGACGGCCCATTGCTGGCTGCAGCCAAGCAAGCAGCTGATTTTCGTGAGCAAAATGAATCATTTTTTCGAGCCGGATACTCGAATCAAATGTTCAACTTTTCGAAATCAATTCAAGCAGCATCAGACGAAAGCTACAAGCTAACAGGCAATTTTAAAGCTTTCCGCAGCACAGTTGGCAGTTTTCAACGCGGATTCAAAGGCCTTGGGTTTGTCACCGAAGATTTTAGAAAAAGGTTATTAAAAACAGGAGTAGCCTTAGAGACTGCCGGCTTTAATATGGA